TAAGAATAGGTTGTCGCCTTCTTTGAAGAGCCACCGCCTTTTTTTGCTGGTTCTGCCATAGTATTTAAATTTAATTGGTTATTAGTTTTTTTAAGGTTAGATATTTATTTTTTCAATTATTTTGCCTAAATAAATAGTAAATACTGACTCATCAGGTATTATTTTGCCGCTTTCATCAAATTCACCGCTTAACTCTATATCTTTAACCTCTACAACAATTTGAGGTGCATTCTTTGCGTAACCTCTTTGAAATTTCAGTGTATCATATTTTTGTAAGCCTATGATTTCGCCGCTTTCATCTACCACACAAAACCTATCAATCCAAAACGGCTTAAACTCTCTGTATTCTTCGGTCTTACGCCCTGATAATATTTCATCAAACCAATGGTAGGTTAAAATCAGCGTTGATGCTCTTTTTTTTGCTTTCATTTTCTTTGTTTTTTAAATCTTTCTATTATTTCTATTATTGTTATTCGGTCGAACTTAAAGCCTCTTAATCTGGCTAATTGTTCTAATTGTTCAAATCTTTCTGTGCCTATTTTCTTTATCAGGTTCTCTCGGTATGGTATCAGGTTGCCGTGTTCATAGAGATTGCATTGAACGCATTGGCTGTGGATATTATCTAAATCAAACCTCACGCTGCCATAATTACCCCTGCTGAAGTAATGCCCTGCGTTGCATTGGCTTTTTGATTTCAATTTTTTGCATGATATACAAATAAAATCGCCTCGTTCATTTATCGCATCTCTTTGCCTTACATACGTATTTACAAGCGTTTGGGCTTCTTCTATCAACTTGCCCAGTTTCTTGTTTTTATACTTTTGAATTGTTTTTGCCTCTATCACCCTACAAAGGTCGCACTAATATAATGAATTCAAACTAAATAAAGCGGTTTAAAGCGTAAGAAATCAAACTTTTCTGTTTTAAAAACCGCTTTTGGCGACATTATACTAAATTAAACTTTTTAAAACATCTAAATTCGTTTATTTCAGTGTCAAAATACACTTGAACAGTGTCATTTTGTTTGCGTTGGTTTTGTTCTGTTTTTGGCATCAAATCAGGGCTTAATGTGCCCCACGCCTCACGAATTTCGCCATTTACTTTTTGAAAGTAAAACCGCACTATTTTAGTCTGCATATCTTTTTTTAATTTGAAATTTGCCCACGCTTTTTTCAAACATTCTGAAAAGCTAACGCCTGTTTGTTTAAAGAATTGCCAAGCAAGGCTCATTATATTTTTTAGGTTTGTTGTTTTCATTTTGATTGATTTTAATATAATTTTTCAAAAATTCTTTCAGAAATTTGTTCTTCGTAGTCTTCTACTCTGAATTCGTGGTCTTCATCATGGGTAATTCTACCAGTCAGCACCTCTTCGATGATTTGCGCCAGTTCTTCGCCAAAGTGATACTTATTAGCGTGTGCTGTTGAAGCAAAAGTGCCATAATTTACCCGCTTTTTGTTCATTGATAACAGTCTATTATCGGTCTTTATGATTTCAGCTGCCAAATCATCTGTTAGGCTTCTTAATTCTTCTTGACCGAAATTACCTTGATTTTCTTTTAACTCATTAAATAAGTTTTTTGCTCTGTTGATTTCGTTTTGTATTTGTTCTATTGTTTTCATTTTGTTGATTTTTTAAAATTTAAGCGATTAGCTGTGAGTTTAATGCACCCTCTACGAGTTTCGCAGTGTGCTGGCTTCTGATTTTTTCAAAAGCTTTTTTGGTTACAGTATAAACTTTGTAGCCTTTATCTGAAAGGTAGCAGAAAGACACCCCACGCCCTTTCAATTCAAGGT